TCAGATATTTGACTTCACCAGGTCATCCATGACATCTGCGGTCTTCGAAGCGGCGCTCCGGGTGACATGCTGATAGAGGTTCTGGGTAATGACCGTAGAGGAATGGCGGAGCTGCCGGCTGACGTATTTTATATCTACGTTTTCTTCCAGAAGCAGGGTCGCTGCAGTATGCCGCAAATCGTGGGCGCGGATTTTAGGTAAAGGATCATCCGCATGACTTTTGTTATATACGCTCCAAACATGCTGAACAGTATAATACGCAGATTGCGGGCCTATCGGGAGCCCGTTTTCCTTACAGAGGATAAAGTTATAATTCTGGAAAGCCGGGCCAAATCGCATTCGACATGTGCTATACCGTAAGTACTGACGTTGGAATAATTTTTTTACGTATGTCGGTATGATAATCATATCATTAGAAGACTCCGTCTTCGGCTTATCTAGTACCAGGTATTTCTTACCATGAGGGATGCAGACTTCATAGAGTGAGTGGTCCACGTTATCCAATTTTCGGATATTCAGGTTATGTCGGATATGTAACTCACTGGTATCTGCGTCATAATCCTGCCAACGTAATCCACACATTTCGGCTTCACGTAGCCCGCAGAGCATCCCCAGGGCAATAATGATATTAGCTGAAAGGCTTATTTCTTCACTTTGCCTCAGTAATGCCATAGCCTGTACTTTATTAAGGGCTACTGCCGGTGATGGAGTAGGCGACGGCACGTCTGCCCTGAAACAGGGATTTTCCGAAAGTATCCCCCAGCGGATAGCCGTATTGAACGCAGTCCGGAGTACCCGATATATCATGCGTATATAGGTTACAGATATCCCCTCGTCCCTTTGCAACGCCCGAAATAGTTTTGACAGCTTAAGCGGTGTTAATGTATTTAAGGGTATGCGCCCTATGTACTTGCAGGCCTTTTGAGAGCAGAGGGAATAGTTTTCGTAAGTTCCACTAGCCCGGGCTGGTGGTTTAATCGCAGTATCCAACCAGGAAGAAAGGAATTGCTCTACTGTCGGCATATCTGTCTTAGAGATGATAGGCTCTCCGGCATCACGGGCTGCCAGGATTTTACGTTCCAGTTTTACAGCCTCACGATAATTCGTCCCGGATCTGTACCACTTCTGCCGGGAGCGGCCTTGTAAATCCTTATATTTAATGACAACATAATAGGCGCCATGCTTATTTTTAATCATACCTCTCTCTCCTTTCCCGAACTAATATTCGCTAGTTATTTTTATGATACTATATTGGCGCACTGACTGCAACAAAAAAAGAACGTTCTCAAAAGAATCGAGAACGTTCTTTTTTACTATTCCGTTGTTTTGTCAATCGTTTTTGACTGATTATAATAAAAAATATGCCAGCAACTCTAGTATTTTCCTAGTGTTGCTGGCTTTTTCATTTAGACTCTATTCTGTTCAGTAATTGTGCTCTTGCTCAGCACAAACTTAGCTGCCCAAATCGTGCCGTTGATCAAGAGCGGCAAAACAAATTTGTCGCGAATTGCAGACCACCCTGCTTCAGATGCTGCCTGAACTTGAATCTGCTCTACGAATTTGTTGGCGATTACCTCAATAGCTTCCATGCCTTCGCCGGCCAAGCTGGCTACCATTTGATTTTTTGCCGCATCCACGACATCATTAACGTCCAAAGCGGATACAAAACCGTCGCGTACTTCTGTCCATTTGCTCATAATTATCCTCCTTAAAATCCATACCATTCATTTTCATCCTGCGTTTCGCCATGCGTCGTGAACTGCCATGCAACGTGATGGCAGGCAGGATATTCTGCCTTCAGGCTGTTTTCGTAGTAGCCGTACTGAGCCACCCAGACCGGGATGCCGTAGTAAGCCAGCGCATCCATGTCGATATACTGCGTGAAGTAGCTGTACTGCGCATAAATCCCGACCTTATCATAGCCAGGATACCACGCTTGCATCGTCCCGATAGCGTCACGAAGGTCAGGCCATACATCGTCACGCTGGACAGAGCCAACCTCCATGTCCCACCAGATTCCGAGTTTCGGCAGATTGTTCTCGCCGAGATAGCTGTAGATTGTGTCATTAATCCATTTTGCTTCTTGCATCATCTCATCCGCGTTATGTGCGTGCGATACATAGTAAACGCCGTATGGCAACCCACAGGCAACGCAATCATTGACGAAGCGAACGAACTTCGGATCAAGCTCCATGGCCTCGCCAATCTTGACGATGATGCCGTCCGCGCCCTGGCTGTTTAGCATGTGGACACGGTCATCCGGCTGGAATTCAGAAATATCAAATACGGGCATAATATAATTTCTCCTTTCAAATCCAATAGAGCCGTTATTTCAGGCCATCTCTCTTAGCTTCGATGGCTGTCCGACCAAGGTAGCCGATTAGCCCGCTGCCAATGGTCGTCTGAAGCTCGGTGCTACCGCCACAAAAGATAGCAGCAAGCAAAGAAGCTACGAGACCTGTGCCGACAATCATGTCCGTCGTTACATGCATATGCATCACCTCCTTAGTGCCGGAAGTAGTCGACGAGAAACGATATGATGCCGCCGACAATGCCGGCAATGATGTAAATAGAGTTAATTCGGTGATGCGCGGATCGCCCGCGCTGGTCGGCCACGATAGCCAGCTCCTTCGTCTCTTGGAACTGCTCTTCGAGTTTCTTTGCGGTATCCAGTGCCTGTTTAGACTGCTCTTCTAGCCGACCCATTCTTTCGAGGACTTCCGACTGAAAATCATGTTCGCTCATAATTCACTCCTTTCGTTTTCTAACCAGTATAAGGTCGTTTAGTATACTCTTTCTAAGCTCGTAGCTATCGCAATGTGACAATAGTCCGAAATAGCTTGTCAGCGAGGCGGTGATGGTCTGTATGTCTACTTCTCCGTGAGCATAAGCCCTTTTTAGCCATCGAAGGCGGTGCTTCATCTTGAGCGCACTTTTCTTGCGAAGCCGGACGTGGTCGCGCCACACTCTATACCCGCAAAAATCGACGCCCTGCGCTTCGGAGCGGATGCTCGTTTTTCTGTTGAGTTTTAACGATAGACTTTCTGAAAGAAAAGTCTCCATCTCTCGCCAAACCATTTTAAGGTATTCGTGGTCATTGCTCACGACTACAATGTCGTCCATGTAGCGCAAATAATACTTGCACTTCAAAATATGTTTCGCGAATTGGTCTGCCTCGTTTAGATACAGATTCGCAAACATCTGCGATGACAAATTCCCGATTGGCATTCCTACGTCTGAGATGCGCGGCCCGCTAAAATCGTAGTCATCCGTGCCGATTCCGAAATCGTGGTCGCTGTAGATAATCTCATGCAGTAGCCATAGGAGCCCTTCATCTTTCAAGATTTTGCGCAAAATCCCCATAAGCACATCGTGGTCTATGCGGTAGAAATACTTGCTTATGTCCATCTTGAGCACGTAGGCCGTGCCAGTTTGTAGCCTAAGATGTTCTTTCAGTTTCTTGACTGCGCGATGCACACCGCCACCAACCCTGCACCCGTAAGACGTCTGTAAATATCTCTTATCAAGAAGTGGATTGAGCTGACGGTAGATTGCCCACTGCACTACGCGGTCGCGAAACGGCAAGGCCATAATCAGCCGCCGCTTTGGATCGTGTACGTAAAATTCGTGGTATCTGCCGACGCGATATGTGCGCCATATCAGTTCATTCTGTATCTCGATAAGATTTTCTTCCAGATTTGCGGTAAATGTCATGACTTCTTGACGGTATCGCTTGCATTTTCTCGCTTCGAGATATGCGCAATACAGATTTTCAAAGTCGTAGATTTTTGGATAAATATTCCCGATTCTTTTCACAAACAATCCCTACAAACAGGCCCGCGCCTTTCTCTTGATAGATACTAGCCGCGAGCCTCCGTTTTTATTTTTTGTGCCGTTCCCGGCTACATGGAGAATGGCCCCTTTATTTCTTCGTGTACTGTGCGCAATCCCCGTAGGACTGCGCCTTCTGACCATCGAAGTAAAGCGGAGCGGAACCCGATGTTGCCGTTCGCGTTCGACCGACGGTTATTGACGTTCAGCGCGAAAACACCCGCGTTCGAACCGTTGTTCCAATTGCCGCCAGCGATCGGGAGCCGAATATACGGCCATTCCCCAATGTGATTAACGTTTCTCCGCTGCTTTTATCCAGCCGCCAAGCATCTTTCCAATTTCTTCGATGTAGGCGCAAAGCCTCTCGTATCTCTTGATGCTCATATAGCGGCGCTCGAAGCCCATGCGGATAAAGTGCTTCAGGACAAATAGCTCGACGTCTGCGTCGTGGAGCGTCGTCTTTTTATAATACTTCTTCGATGCTGCAATAATCAGCCTGTAGAACCGCATAAAGCTGTTCTTTGTATCTGCGCCGAGCGCGAATTTCTCCGACTTTGGATATTGCACAATCGCGTCATAAATTTCGTCCATAAAATCCGCAGACTTTGTAAGTATGGGTAACTTCTCGATTTTTATCTGTCCCTTCTATGGCGCGGGCTATCGCCCGCGCGTCAAAACACAATCATCAAATATCAAATCGCAATGTAAGCGGAGCGGAACCCGAGGCCGCCGGACGCGTACGACCGACGGTCAGAGACGCGCAGCGCGAAAACACCCGCGTCCGAACCGTCGCCCCAACCGCCGCCAGCGATCGGGAGCCGCTCTCCGTAGTTGCGAATCCAAGAATAATCGTCTACATCGCTCCAAGAGGACGGCAGGGCTACGCCGAGCTGGTAGATGGACTTCGGAATCGTAAATCCGGATGCTGCGCCAATCTCTGCAATCTTGCCCGTGTTTTCTGCGTAATATTCTTCGGTCGATTCGCCAGTGTACTCTTTGTTCGTCACGCTGCCAGCAATATTGTATTTGCCGAGATCCACGTAAGTTTTGTTGCCGTTGCCGGCAGCGATAGAGTTATAGCAAGCCCCCGTATTAATAAAGCCGGTCGTAACTTTGTAAGCGTTCTGCGTGTCGAAGTTGTTCATGATCGTGCCATCTTCACCGACCGCGTAAATTTTGCCGTCGATGGTTTTCATGCCGTCATTCCATTCCCACACATTGCCGCACAGGTCGCTGATGCCATAGGGCGTGTTGTCGTGGTTCCAGCTGACCGGGCCGCTGCCGGTCAGCGTGCGGCCGTCGCCGCCCATCACGCCGTGCTCATGTGGCGCATCGTAGGCTTTACCTGTTGCCGTGTTGCCACGCGGCATAAAGCCGTTTTTGTGGCACCATTGAGCGATCGCCGCGAATTCAAGGCGGCTCATAAGGTGCCAGCCGCGGCCTTTTGCTTCGCAAGCGGCTTTCGATGCGTCGAAGTTAATCCAATTCGCCGGATCTTCGTGCGCGAGAGAATACGCGCGCCCGCCAACAACGATATTCTGATACTTTGAAATCATAATTTCCGGGACTTCTTTGCCGTGGACAATAAAGGCAGGATGCGTACCAGTGCCGAGTGTGCCGGATGGGTCAACATCTTCCAAGTTGAATTTCGGAATGACGACCATTACGGACGGGTTGCCCGCGTTGTCGTATACGAGCGTATTCTTGCCGCCGCTTGCGTGCTCAATTGCTTTGCGGTCTTTGTCGATGATAAAACTTTCCATTTCGATTATTCCCCTTTCGTCTCAGTGCTTGCCGTGGTGTCTGCTGCTTCGAGCGGATACTGCATCGGCAGGAGCGTGAACTGAATATTGTCAACATCAACTGGGATGCGTTCTGGCGCAAAGACTTCTTCATCTTTGTCATTCTTCGTGCCGGTGTCTACGTACTGCGTTTTGTATGGCGGAATGTCTGCAATGAGCACAGGCATAACGCCCGCATTAAAGCCGATTCCCAGCGTGCCGCTATAGTCTTGCATGACGTAGATCCGCTGCGCAGTATCCTGCTGCGCTTCCTGCAAATCGACGGAAACAGTATTTTCGCCTTTGCCGACAAAAAGCGTCGTACCGTCCACTTTGAACGGTACGTATTCCGGCTTTCCCCATTTCTCAGGGATTTTATCAATCAGCATATTCTTGCCTCCTCTCAAGTCAAGCGTTTGGCTGCGTCATCGTCCAGCGGACGACGATATTGTCTGCTTCACCGTGGCTGCGGATTGTGAAACCTGCCGGGCCTTTGCTGACGACTTCGAGCACCGTATCGCGGTTATATGCCGTGCTCTCGATGCTGACGTTGACGTCGTATGCGCTCCCAATCGCCGCATACGGAAGGCGTACCGTGACGGACGGGATCGTGCCATAGAGATTCCTGTATCGGCTTTCTACGCGGCGAATGTCCGTAAATTTTACCGCATTGAGATTTGCCGCTGTGTCGCCCGCGGGGACGGTGATGCGATACAATCCGAGCTTGCCGTCCGGCACACTGTCCGTGACTTTGACCGTGTACTTATCGTCTTTGCCGTCTACATATGCGTAGTAGTCAATCGGCGCGCTGCTACTGTTTGCGGGCACGGCTGCTACGTTGTCTTGCGCGTCGTAGATTGACACGAAATGGCCGTCTACATACAGCAAGGAATAATTCTTTGCGTCGTATGTGCCGGTGCGCGTGATCTTGATATTGCGCGTGCCTGAGATTGCGTTGACGGTGCCGCCAAAAACGACGAATTTGTTGTAGATCGTCGCAGTTCCCTGCTGGATGCGCTGATTCTTCCACGTTTCAATCTCTGCTGCTTGCTGATGCACGGCGGCGAAAAGCTCTTTCAGTGCTGCCTTGTCGCTCTGCTTGTCGCTGTCCTGCTCATAGGCACTTGCGACTGGGTAGATCGGTGTCACATCGCTTGCCGCGATGACGTCGTGATAAAGCCCCGTCGCAATCGTCACACCGGAACCGTATGCCGGTGCGCCACTCGGATTGTTCACAGTATTATACGCCGTCTGGTTGCGGCGATGGACGTGGAAAAGCGGCAGTGCGTAGACGTAGCCGTCGACGCACTTAAGTGCCATACATGCGGCACTTGAGCCGTCGCCCGCACGATACAGGCCATTGCCAACGTTGCCAAAAGTGTAGTTCGTGTCGCTCTGTGCTCCGGCACGTGCTTTCACGCGGCCGCCATTGTCGACGCCTTTAGGATAGGTCGTGAAATTCACGTCCGTGACGGTGCGGATGTTCCAGCGTAGCTGGATGCGGCGCGACGTCTCATCGCCGGCCACATTGTCCTGCAAATCATTGGCAAGCGTCCCGGATGCGATGCCGCCATAGCGGTAAACGTTTTCGTCATCATCTTCGGGGCTGCCGGACGGTGCGACTTCTTCGAACCAGCATTCTACGAATGCGAGGTCCTCGCGGCTGCCGCTGTTTGGTGCGGCCGGAAAAACAATGTCCGATGCAGCATCGTTCCGATTGCTTCCTGACAATGTTAGTAGCCAGCCATTGACGCACGCCATTGCGCCGGAAATCCTCAACGTATTTTTCTCTTCTGTGATACCCGCCTGAACGTCCATGCTAATGATCCCTGACGACATGATTGTTCGCAGGATGTCGGCTCTTAACTTATTTTGAATCTGCTGCATCAGGTTTAATTCGGAATCCAGTAGCGGCTTTGCTTGCTGAAAGGCCACTAAGCTGAAGTTCCGATTATTGGGGCTCAAGACTCTGGAAAAGCCAGTCGATCCGGTTGGTCCGTTTTCCCAAAGCTCACGAGCTGTCGTATCGCCTTGAAATTTTACTATCTCTTCGCTCATGTTCATTATCCTTTCTAAATTTTAATGTATCCCATCAATGCGTGACTATTTAAAATCACCCCCTTTGTTGGAGAGAAGCGTTTGATGATTTTACCAGGTACGGTTGTTTCAACTGCTCTTTTTTTGGTTGCATGATCCGTCATATTTAGCAGCGTGGCTCCGTATTTCTGTACAATATCTTTATAAATGGGTGTATGGACCATCCGACGTATGGTGGTGGTAGGGCTATTATTAGTCAATCGCCGCCCATTGGTGACAGCTCCGGCAAAGGTCTTTATCGTTGTGGTTATTGTCTTTGTTTTGGTTTCTTCGTGGCTTTGAACTTGGCTACCATTTAACCTTACTATTGTCCTCCCATTAGTCGTATTGGTTCGGAATGTTTTCCATCTATGTGTTATATGTGATGTCTGTTTCTTGGAACCGACTCTGATCATTCCATTGTTGGTAACCCCTCGGGTGAACTGCTTTTCGCTGATATCTTTATCGTATCCAGCATCAATTCGTTTTATTTGGGTAGTCCCTGCACGATTCAGTGCATATCCTCCAAGCTGAAATATCTTGTCTTTTGTCTGGACAGTCTTCGTAGTAGTCCAGCATTTTTCGTATGATTGGCTGCTGTTCAGGGTTATGCGTTCAAGGTCCTTGTTCAGTGTTTCTCCTGAAAATATATTTTCACGATGTCCGATTTGGACTAATTTATTTTCTATTTTCTCCGTTGTGCCGCATGACCTATTGAGTCCGGTTTTAAAAATGGTTTCCGTTACCCATGTCGTTTTATACGTCTCTGGGATATACACATCATCCCGCTTGCAACTGTTCAGTTTGAACGGATTGCTGGCAAATATGACAAAATAGTCTAACCATGACCTGGTGTTTTTGTATGCGTTAATTACTTGTGTCATTTTATTAATTATCGTTGCGTTACCTAAAGTGGCGGCCGTCAGTTTGACTCTGAAATGATACGGATCTCCTCCGTATTCTGGCCATTCTTGTACGAGTGCTGATTTATATACAGTAGCAATAGCTTGCTGTACGGCGTATTTTGTTCCTTTGTATCTATGTAGCAAGAATGACTCTCTGACTTGTTTCCTTTTTACTGTCAAGTCGGAATCATCATATTCATCTACATGCATTTGTACTGCTAGGTGATCAATCAGCGCTTCTGGCAAGTCGTTGATAGCAGGGTAAATCAATAATAAATCTGAATTAATGTCAGACAGTGCCATATCAACTACCTGGGCTAAATCCGGCACGGGGTCTTTGTTGATGGATTCAGGCAAATGTTTCGCGATTTTGTAATCCGCATCTATCATTCGTCTTCACTCCCTCCTAAGACGACGGATACCGTTTTATCCTGGGCTACTTGCGTGTCTGTCAGCACAGTATAAGTCGGCGCTGTGACGATGACACGCTTTACGCCGGCGACAGCCATAACATCGGCAATTAGCCGTGACGGGTTGATGTCCCGGCCAATTTTAGATTTCTGCCACAGCCGATAGTTATTTACGGCTGTTGTTACGGCGTCTTTGACAGTAGATTCCGCCGTGCCGACATCGGTATAATAGGTCAGGGTAATATCATATGATACCGCATCCGGGGCGACGACCGATACGTTATCGGTCAGTGGACGTACTTTATCCGCAGATACTACCGCTTTTACTGCATCAAGCAATTCCTGTTTCGGCAGTGTCCCGCCGGTCATGAGTGGTCTAATTTCAACGGTTCCCGCGCTGGGACTAGTTGCTGTGGCGTCGATGATGCCGCTATTAGTTGATTTCGCCCAGTACTCATAAGCCTCTTTCGGCCCGGCCGTCGAAAATCGTTCCGGCGCTTCGTGGATGCGTTCTCGATAGTCGTCATCTGCCTCTTCATCGGCGCCGCCTGCGCTGGTCGTCGTATTGACGATAGAAGCCACATAAGCCACTGGGTCAACTATGGATTTGATTTCGCCTGGGAGAAACCCATTTCCGACTGTGCCGACCGTTTGGCATATTGCTTTTACCGTCGTTGTCAGGTTCCCTGCCAGGACGGCCGCATCTTCGTTTGTTGCGAAATAAATGCCGCTGTCCGTCGCTATACGCGTTCCGGCTTTTACGATGGTTTCCTGTTCGCGTTTAGCTGCCAACGTAATCAACAGCGTTGTCGTTGCGGCCGATGCCGGTATTCGCGTTGTGTCGGAAAAAGCGCCTAGGTTGTCCAGGTTTCCGCCGGACGCATATTTCAGCAGATTCTGTTTGCCGATGTAATTTTGATTATTTACAAGTCGGACAATCGCTTCGGATACGACCAACAAGAACAGTCGTACCGGGTCGCCCTGGGCTAAGGTCCGGCCGGTTATGCGGGTATAGTCGTTAAAGACGGCGGCTTTGATTTTCTCCGCGTCCCCGTCTACGAATTCGATGTCCGGTAAATCAGCTAGTTTCATTAATTTTCACCGTCACTTTCGGCGTGAGTCGTCCGTTTATATCGCCAGTGAATGTTATTTCCGTAATGCTTACCCTTGGCTCGTAGCGCTTGATTTGAGCAAAGATTTCACTCGACAAAATCGCTTCTGCTTGTAGCATGGGCTTATCTACGGCATCCCCGGAAATTCCAAACTCCCTATCGAGCGGCACTGAGAATTTTACAGTCCCCAAGATAGTCCGGACGTTCTGCAATATTTCTTCGATTTTTGTTGCTGGCGCAAGATTAATGGTTTTTGCTTCTGGCATTACAACATATTCCATGGATACCTCCTATCTAAAGACGGTTAATATCCCGTTAGCAATGCTTCCATAAAGGTTTAATTTTGATTTTTCTTCCTGGTAGTTGCTATCATCGTATTCGACCAGCTTGACATTTACTTTGGCCCAAATCAATGCCCCGACGGAACTGAAAAACGTGTCCGAAACGGACATGGAGTCCAGGCGCCAATAATTTTGACTGACCGGCCGCATCCCGATGATCAGTGGGAATACGGTACCGTTTTCGCACATCTCCTTCATCGTTTCCAGGTCCTTCTTTATCGCAATATTGTGCGATGCTGTAAGGATGAGGTCAAAGGTGATTGTTCGTAATTTCGGCCCGATGAATTCGCTTACCGGCTTATGATAGATAATGTCATGGTCCTGCCAGCGGCTTCCTGCCTCGGTCTGGTAGTTGGCCGGTGTCCTTAGATAATGCGACGATACGATGAATGGCAGACTGCCCATATATCCGATATACATAGCACCTCCTATTCTGGCGTGCTCGTTTTACTGCCGCCCGGCGTGACTCCGCCGTGTACGTGCGACACGAGTGATATGCCGTTGACTACCACATCTCCACTGGAAGCGTTAATCTGCAAAGCCCCGCCAACATTGATTTTCAGATTCCCCGGCGTGTCGATAACCCGTGTATTGGCATCGGCTCCGCCAGGTGGCTCGTCAGTGCTGCTGAAGAAGGTCCCCAACACGAATCCGTCGCCTACGCCGGCACCCGAAAAGTTAGGCATCTGGAGGCAGAGCACTTGGTCCCCGACAGCCGGCATCCAGAAATCTTTCGATTCCGATGAACCGCGTTGAAGGACGAACAAATCGTTCGTTACCTTGTTTCCTTTATCTTCACGGCACACGCGCACGGTTCCGTCTTTCGGAGTCAGTGCACATACGGTTCCGTAAAATATTAGGTTTTCCAGCAGCTTTTTGATGTTAGTATCCATCGAGGCACCTCCTCATTTCCAGACTGAGTACATACCCATTGCCCAGGCTGTGCGTTGCCTTTGTGACGATATATTTCCCATCAAAGGCGCCGAAGTTCATGAAACCGATGACAATGCCGGCCATGAAGTGGAAGTCTCCGTACAGGCTAAAGGATGCCGTGATTTCATCCCGGTTCTGCTCTCGCAATTTTTTCCTGGCCAACTTATTTGCGGCGTCCACTGTGTCGCATTGTTCATTCACTTCCAGCGTCAGCCCCGTTTGCTTATTCGGGGCTTCAAAATAGCCCTCGATGACTTCTTTGTTCTTTCCCTGCTTGTATTTAACGTGGCAGGCCCTATAAATATCACGGGTCTTGGCTTTCATTGAGTAGGACAGGAAATCTGTGAAGTTCAGCGGATTTTCGGGTGATACGTCATCATCGCTCGTCTGCTCTGAAAACGAGGCTGTCCCTGGCCGCCAGAATACAATCAACGGCTCCTGGTTTTCCAACTGGTATTCATCGAGGATGATAATGGTCTTGGTCGATATTTTCAGATCCAGGCCGGCATCATCACATAGCTTTTTTAAAAATTCAAGGTCTGATGCGTCTGACTGCTCGACATGCTCATACGATGGATTGTTCTGGGCCCCCGGCTCATAGTCCAGTGACATGCCATTTCTCCAGGCGATGTCATTGGCGATTTCATAGAGGCTGATATTATCCCAGGATTGATTCTGCTTAATACCTCGTAATGACGTATCAGCAATGGCATTGACGGCTTTGATTTGTACCGTCGTCGGTATCCCGTTGATTTCGATTTCATCGACTTCAAATTCTCCGACTGGCAGTTCTTTGATGCCCTCGTTGACGCCGTTTTTGTTCAGCGTATAAAGGGTAATGTCCAATTTGGACCCCGGTTCCGGATACCACGTGTCCTGCCACAGCTGCGCACGGTCTTCCAAAGTAACTGTCATATCATCAACCTGCCCGGACAGGTTGTCCGTCACTTCAATGGATAGCAGATACTTCATCATATCTTCGGATATGTCTTTGCTCTCTGTTTCTCCTGCCGGCGTATACAGTATTTGAGCATAGGCCCGGCGGCCGAGGAATGTCCCCGGCGTCAGTTCTTTTTTCCATTCATTTAATTTGGCTTTAATCGTTTCTAGGGACATGGCATCACCGCTTCCATGGTGGCAAAATCTTGGATGACTGGATTACATTGATGTCCGGGACGTCCAATATGATTCCTGCTGGAAAAATAGCCGTGTTTCGGTACGCTTCATTCGCTTCCAGCAGTTCATTCATATAGAGCTCATTGCCGAAAATTTTATACGCAATGGCATCCCACATGTCCCCCTGGACTGTCGTGTACTTATTCATAGCTCAACCGCCTCCGTCCTGCGGATACTCTATCCAGCATTTTAGGCAGTTCCCGCTGGAATTGACGCGCCTGTTCTTCCAAGGCTTGACGGACGGTATCAGCAACGTCGCCACCGCCCTGGACGTTGATAGTCGGCCGGAAGTCCAGCGTGATGCTGCTGTTACTGTACGTCGGAGCTTTGGCTGTTCCTGCACTCATCCGCTGTGGCGTTTTCGGCATGACACCTAACGCGGCTCCTGCCTGCTGCCACAATGAGATAGCTCGTGCCGACCCGTCTAAAGGGATAGCGGCTTCTGCCGAGTCTTCGGCGAATGTTGTCAGGAAGGCCCCACGCTGATAAATGCCACCTCTAGCGTTTTCGCTGACGTCATCACCGCTGCTGGTTGCCTCACTGATTGTACTGGTTATGTTTTGTGCAATATTGATAGCCGTATCAATCGGATGGGATAAGGCATTGACCAGGCCGTTCCACTTGTCCATAACCCAATTTACGGCATTCCCAATGGCATCCCTAACGCTGTTTGCGAAACTTTGTACTGCAGCTACCGCACTGTCCCAAGCAGATGAAATGTAATCTACCAGTGCAGAAATAATGCCATCTATGACACTGGCGGCGGCCGATACAAAACTGGAAATGGCATCCCACACGGCCGATGCGATAGCCAGACAACCATTCCATACCCCAGTGAAGAAGGCACTAAAGGCGGATATGATACTCATGATGACCGATACGGCCATCGTTGCTACGGTCATGATGCCACTCCAGACGGCCGTGGCAATCGCGACCAGGCCATTCCATACCCCGGTAAAGAAGGCACCAAAGGCGGATATGATACTCATGATGACCGATACGGCCATCGTCGCTACGGTCATGATGCCACTCCAGACGGCCGTGGCAATCGCGACCAGGCCATTCCAGACCCCGGTGAAGAAAGCGGCCAGGGCTGAAAACAGGCTCATACCAAAAGATACGATGTTGTTCCAAATCGCAATGACGGCGGCCCGGAACTGTTCGTTTGTATTCCAGAAATAAATAATGGCAGCGACCACGGCGATGATGACGGCCACGATGGCGATAATAGGATTGGCCATGAGAGCCATTGCCAACGCTCTGGCTCCTGTTGCTGCAACACGAAAGGCTGCCCCTAATCCATTCAATCCGGCATGGAAAAGTTTGGATGCCGTTGCGGCCCCGCGCAATACGGTTTCCCCATTCTTGTTTACTATAAAGAACAAGTTAGCCGTCTCTTTGAGCATATTAAAACCGGCTCTGATGGCTAAAATAGACCTGGCGGCCAATAATACCCCGGCAAAGCTGGCGGCCAGGGCAACAATGGTCTGTACTATTCCTTGGTTTTGTTGCGCCCAATTTGCAAAAGCAGATACTACTGGGATGACCGCATTCAAGACTCCGTTAATGGCAGGTAATAACGCTGACCCCAACCCAATTCCTACTGCAACAATAGCATTCTTTGCTAATTGTAGCTGATTGGCCGTTGTTCTGCTTCGGGCTTGATATTCCGCTTCCATAGATCCGGCATATTGTGATGCGTCGCCAACTTTTTTAAAATTACTTTCCAGAGCATCCAAATTCGTTAGCAATGGCGCAATGGCCCCGATAGATTCTTTCCCGAATAAATCAGCCAGCACACTGGCTTGCTGGTCTTTCGGTAAGGCTTGCAATGCGCGAAAAACGTCCATGATGGCTCCTTTGGCGTCTGTTTGCATCCTCTTTGCCATATCTGCTACATCAAATCCCAACTGTTGAAAAGCGGCGGCCTGGCTTTTCGTAGCGCCTTCGCCTGCCGTCATTCCCAAGATTAGATTCTTGATGCCAGTTGCGGCTACGTCTGACTGCACCCCTGTGGCTATCATGGATGCCCCCAGAGCGGCAATTTCACCAGATGCAACTCCGCCGATTTCCCCGAGTGGGCCGATGCGGGTCACGACGTCGGAAATCAATGGTGCCGATGCGGCCGTTGTATTTCCCAAATAATTGATTTTATCTGCCAAAGCAACTACGTCTTGTTGGTTTAGTTTGAAAGCGCTTCGCCATTTGGCCATCATATCCCCGGCCTGTTCAGCTGTAACGTCAAAGGCTACGCCCATCTTTACTGCGTCCTCAGCGAACTGCATTAAATCTTGCCGCGCTATGCCGGCTTGTCCGCCAGCAGCTACTATCTTCGCAATATCATCAGCAGCCATTGGTAAGTTAGTCGATAATTTTAGTACGTCTTCGTTCATTTGTGCGAACTGTTGTGGCGTATCAAAATCAACGACTTTACGCACATCAGCCATGGCACTTTCAAAATCAACAGCTGCTTTAGTAGCCGCTATTAGCGGTGCCGCACTAATTGCGACTTTGGTTGCTGTGCTGCTAAGTTTACTTTTTGCACTGTCAAAGGCCGCCTGTGCTTTTTGCTTTTGGGCCTGGGCATCTAAGATGTCAGACCGTCGCTGTGTCAAGTCGTTGATGTGGGCCTGGAGAGCGGCAATCTGCCGATACGATGCTACACTGACCTGTCCTGTGGCCCGCTGTTCAGCGGAGGCCGCCCGCTGTGCATTTCGCATGGCGTCATTGGCCGCCTTGATCTGCGTCTTCAACTCTTTGGACTCGGCGATAGCCCGCTGCATAGATGACGCGACAGACCCGTCCAGCCGTCCTTTGATAGCAATGGCTAATTCCATGACACGGCTCATTTTACTGCCCTCCCTTCTTGGCCTTCTCTATTTCTTCTTTTTCCCGGTCGACTTCTTCATTCATAACTTGAATCCAGGCATGAAAATCGCCGATTGGTTGTTCCAGGAACCATCCAATCGGCGTTTTTGTGTACTTGGCAAGCCTCATAGCCGACAATCTTATGCTTTCTACGGCTCCTTGGGCAGTAAAAAATTCTGCGCCTTCAAGCAGGCTGCCATGAAGTCAGGGCCACTCAAGTTGAGGATGTCGTCATACTTCATTTTAGCGGCTGCAGCAGCAACCATAGCCTGGTATTCCATGGATAAGGCCGGTACTGTCATAAGTTTGTCTTTCTTTTTAGCCTGGCTCATGCAAGCCAGCAGAGCATAGCCGTTCAGCTTTGCAAAGTCAAAATAGATTTCCGTCTGCCCGTTCGGCAGCGGAGTTGTCAGATGTAGGATATTTTCCTGATCTACGATTTCAGCGTTGACGAGTTCATTTTCTTTTTCTTTCATGCTAATCCTCCTAATTCATGCCGATATTGGCCCGGACCTGCTGTAACAGGTCGACGCCATTGACGATGGCTTTGTATCCGTATTTATCGATTTCACAGAGCGTAGCGCCGCCCATTTCAATTTTGAAGTACGTACATTCGATGACGGTTTCACTGTCCGTCTTCGAGCCGGCTTTGAATTTGCCAGGGTTGTGGCTCTTGACGCGGCCGCGGACGGCGACGCGGTACTGCTCGTGTTCATAATCATTGGCGCCGCTGTCCCAGTTCTGGATGTCCGAGTAGAGTTCCAGGGCCAATGTGCTGCCGCCGACCAGTCGGGAACTCGTTTTCGTCGGCACCTGCCAGGTCATCTTTAATTCCAAGGAATCAAAATGGCCGGCGATGGGCGCTTCGATTTTACCAGCGACGCCGATGCCTTCAATATCTTCTGTCAGCGATTTCAAATCCGGCAATTCGACTTCGTTGACGCCGATTAAATCGTCGGCGCCGTCGATATAGGCCCGCATATCATTGATGACTTCCGGGATTTTATTTACTGCCATAGGTTTCCCTCCTTACGAGAATAATACTTCAAAATTCGATACGTCATACTCAAAGGTATCTTCAATGTCCTGTGCCGGGACAGGTGGCGTCAGCTTCGTGTGGATTCGGAAGATGCCGGCCAATAAATCAGTCGTCGGATTTTCATCAGCCAGGAACTGGACACTGGCCCCTAAGAGGTATCCGCGTGACGTCAGCCCATTCAACCGCACCTGTTCGCTGTCTACCAGCGTTTTTACCAGTCTCGGAGTGATTGGCTGGTCTGTCTTCTGCCAGTTCGTTAAAATGAAGGTGACATACTGCCAGTTGAACATGCGCCGGACACAGATGAACATATCTTTGACATCTGTCGTGCCTGGATAAGCACCGGTAAAGTTCCCCCAGGACTTCCAACCGCCGGAGAAATTCAAGCCCGTAACGATGCCCTGTTCATTAAGCAGATTGGCCTGTGTCAGATTGAGATTTACTTCACTGCCATCTTTCAGACACAGCCCTGTCGCCTGTAATGTCTGGTTGGACGGCGACTGATACGGGACGTCATCGTTATTGCCGTCGGTAACGCCGATGATGCCCATGATATGAGTCGATAAGTGGAAAACCATATCGCCATTTTTAGCACACGGCCAGCAGACAATCTGGTTGTTCCCCGTGTAGTTGTTGCCGTTTTTCCACATATTGACGTCGGCGTATTTTTTGACCTGTTCCGTATTGATGTCTACCAGTGCCATGCAAGGGAACAAACCGTCGATTTTAGCCGCTTTGGCTTTCATGACAGCGGCAATGGCCGGCTTTTCAGACCATCCTGGTGCTGCCAGCAAGCCCGGAACTTTGCCAATCTGGAAATAAATATCGTCGATGAGTTCCAGCCCTTTGTTTTTGCCATCCGTGGACATGCCACCGATGATGTCGTCATCTTTGATAGCCGTCGGATCTAATTTGTCATAAGCAACATGGATGCTCGATACGGAGGCCAGTGCGCCATCATCCAAGAGTGTAATGATGAGCTGACCATCATCGTCATATGCCGCCGTATAGTCCGTATCCAAGGTGGCTGCGGACCCGTCTGCACTGCTCTTGACGGTCAGCGTATGCAATAAGACCGGGTCTGTAAGGATGACCTGTTTCTTCGTAACTGTCTTGGCCGTGTCCGAAACGGACACTTTATGTTTGGTCGGGTCCAATACATTGACAAATACAATTGGTTTTACATTGTACAGTTTGAATTCGGTATACATCGCTTCGCAGAGCGTGTACTTATCCCAGTCGGGATGATACCCCAAATTCTGCGTCGCTTCCTTCCAGCTGTAGCAGATGACGGGTTTATTGACATATGCCGTCGGGTCTTCTGTCAGATGGACAGGCGCCGTCCCGAAGACAACCGGCAAGCCGGAATCAGTGGCGACAGTCGCCACAATCGAGGTCGGGACTTCGCTTGCTTTTACGCCGTGGAAAAATGCCATTTTATTTACCTCCGTGTAATGCCATGGCCCGTTTATACATGATATTTCTCAACGAGCCTGTAGATTTAACTTCTTTTTGTGCCGCATCCAATTCGCCCGCTGTGACGAACAGATGCTTATATACCGGGTCGTCCTTATATTTTGCAGGAATCCCGTCTGCGAAAATCTGATTCGTGTGGATTTCCGTGTCTTTATAGGCTGGGCCGATGTAGATGACCGGCCCGCTGTTTTCATTCATCGTATCTGCCTCCTAAAACCTCCCAATGAGTTTGACGTGGCTGCGGAATGAATACGTCGAACTCAATGACACCTACCCATTGCGGGAACGGCTGGTCATCGGGAATCGTCGTCTTGATATTCCCGTCATCTATATCAATGAACCATTTCTTGGCAATGGGATTGTTGGCCAGTAGGTGATAGCGGATGAATTCGAGGAAATGGAACAACATATGAGCTCCATAGGTCATATCTTCATCGTAAATGGTCGCGTAGATGACGATAGACGTAACGGACTTATCCCGGTCGTCTGTCGTAGCTTCTGGCCGTACCACGACGGCCGGACAAAGTTTCTTTTGGTCTGCCCGGTTATTCGCCCTGGGCAGGAAACCGGCATATACATTTACGTCCGTATCGACACTCGAAAAGATATTTTCTGGCCGGCCTTCACAATATTCCTGGTAAGCCGTGAATTTTTCTTTCAAGAATTCCGCGATACCTTCCGCACATTCCAATGGGGTCATCGCATCACTTCCCTAATCTGTATTCGATTTCATGTTCCAATCGTTCTTCAAAGACGTCACTGCCACGATCCATCATGACGCTCAGGACATCGGGATTGCCGAATAACTGCGGCACGGCCGGCCCATAGATACCTTTCAGCGGGTATCTTTCCTTGCCCTTACGTGCGACGAATGCCCCGCCCAGGCTAAATCCGCGGGGGACATGCGTCATTTTCCCTCGTTTTACAGATACGAAGACGCCGTCCCGCCGCTTCTTGGCCTGGTATTTATGGATTGCCTCTGGCGCCCCTTTGACAAGGATGGTAGCCCCGTCTTCATCGGCCCGGATCTGCGCCTTAGCTTTCAAATCCCTGGCCTTCATGGTATAAATGCTTCGGATTTCCTTCGTTCCGGCCTGTCGTGCCGCTGTGGCTGCCCGCTTCCCGGCCGCTACAGCGGCCCTGGCGATTTCTTTGTCGCTCAGAGTGGACAGGGCATCCATTATTTTTTTATCTCCCTGGATGTCGATTTCTACACTCATAGGCCCTCCTAGTGATTCTTGTGCAGGGTCATCGTCAAGATTCCCATATCGTCGATGATGTTATCTACCAGGCAGTAATCGCCATCGACAGTAAAACTTTCTCCTTCCGCCGGGACTTCTCCGTAATCGTCTTTAGCGATATGAATGATGATGACCTGGCCATGGGTGCCCTCGAAACCGGAATAGATTTCCTGTGTCTGGAACATAGCGTCTTCTTTGGGACTCTGCACGATGCATGTATACTTCTTACCATTCAGCTCATGTATTTCGGCAAACTCATCAGCATTGATAAAAGCCGGAATGTCCGAAGCTACCATTTCTTTGAACGTGCTCATTTTTGGACGGCTGCGGCGGCATCAGCCTGGGGCAGTTCCATCCCCGGTTCGTCTGCCGGCGGTTCTTCCGTCTCTGGCTCATTAGCCGGGGCCACTTTGTCCCCAACCAAGGCAACAACTTGTTCATCGGCCCGTTCCATGAGTTTTTCCGCTTCATCGTCCGGCAACTCGAACGAGTCGCCAGTCCGATATAAGTGTTTGCCCATGGAAACGCAGCCGTATGTAACGACTAACTTCATGGTCATCCCTCCTATTTCGCTTTGATGACGGCCCAATCGTCGACAAACTGCGGAGCCAGGACACAACGGCAGTACATGTAGAAGCTCAATACCTGCGTATCCTTGTTGCCGTTATAGTACGGCACATACGGTGCAACGAAGGTTTCGTAGGCCGTGCCGGCATCATTGAGCAGGGTGCAGGCGCCGTGGAGCTGACTGCCGCGGCCCGGAATGGCGATGATGGCCGTATCGGGGTCGATGAAATACTGCGATTTCCCGGCATCGTCGGTGTACGTTTCTGCATAGGTATAGACGTCGAGGTTCAGCGATTTGATGCGCCCGACGTGAGTAATCTGCGGGCTGATGATCTGCGGCTGGAAGCCCATGAGGGACAGATTGTCCGCCGTCGGAACCATCATCCATTTCATAATCTGGTCATTGCTCAGCAAATAATCTGCGATATTTTTCCCACAAATCATCATGGTCGGGACGATACCGGCGTCTTCCTGGATGAGTTCCGAAGCGTTCTTGACGTCGCTGTAAATCGTCGCGCCGGCTTTATCCCAGGTTGTCGTCGGCGTGACTTTATGGTCAAAGTCAAACGCAATGGTGTCAATCAACACCGTCTTGCCGTCATCGGCATAACCTTCGATGTCGCATTTACCAGTCTGCAAGATATCCGCCGCCATCTTCGCTTTGCGGTTGATGATTGCGTTCTGCAAATCCACCATATCTTCAGCCTGCTTGATGGCTGCGCGCTGGGCCGGTGTCGTCGTGCTGTAGATGTTTTCGCCAAAGCCGCGTTCCGATAATTCTTCCGGATCTACTACCTTACTCGGCCCCATCATCGGCGGCTGGTAGATAGCGATTTTAGAGCCCGTGTCTTTCAGGCTCGCTCCTTTTGCGCCACGAACGACAAAGGGGGCCAGCTGACGGCCACGCTTGCGGTATTCTACGGCAATTTTGGTCGTAACGGCTGTCGCCGGTACAAGCGGGAAAAAGGTATCAAGCAAAAAAGATGCCGGCGGCGTAATCCGTTCCATTGCCTGCATCAAAGATACAGTATCTCTCAATTCAATAGCCATATTCAGTCCTCCTAGTGTACAGATGTCAAGAAAATACCGGCATTTCGCAATTCTTCTTCATGGGCGTCAACCGTATCTTCGCTGGCGGCAATGAGGTATTCGCGATGGAATCGGCCGGAAACATAGACCGTCGCAACGGTGGCTTTATCATCCACGTCGCAACTCAAAATAGCATTGGCAACAGCGGCTTTAGCCGTAGCCACAGCGGCTGTCCCGGTAACGGTCATCAGCGTGCCGCGTTTCATGGCTGTCCCAGCCGTTAATGTGACGTTCTTGAGCAAAATCGGAATTTCCGGCCCGCCGATAAGCTGGTCGTGTTTAATGTCGATGACTTCTCTGATTGCCATTATTTTGCACCTCTCAATCTATTCGCTGCATTGACTACATCTTCAATGTCCTGAGCTTTCTTTACGGCTGCCTGGTTCTGCGGCATTCCTGTTTTCGGCACAGGCGTTACCTGTTCAGATCCGGACTGCATCTGTTCCATAATCATGGTGCGTACGCTTGCCAATGCCTGATCACTCGGCGACTGTACGCCGGCGGCGGCTTCGATATAGGGAGCTACATCATCCGCTGTCCGACCGTCGCTGATAGCCCGGTCAATCATGGCATCGGTGTATACGTTCCCGTTTTTCAGTGCCTTCAATTCAGCAATTCGCTTCGATTCATCCGCATCCTTGTTCGCGTTCTGCGGGTTCAAACCCAATAAGGCTGCCAGTTTGCTGGCTAAAGTTTTATCATCCATGTTTTTTTCTCCTTTGTTGATGATCTTTTCAAGCTGTGCCCGGTTCTTCATGTGACACGGGCAGGAAATATTATTGACAATCAGCATATTGTCATTCAGGCTGGCCGTGACCTGATAGTCTTCGTCGATGGCGTCGATGAAACCGTTTTCCAGGGCCTGGTCGGCCGTCATCCACGTTTCATCGTCCATCATCTGTGCCAATTCATCCGTTGTCTTATGGCATCGTTCCGCATAGACGTTCAAAATCGTTTCTTTCGTCGATGCCAGCGCTTTCTGTAATTTGGCCAGGCCCTGTTCATCATAGCCGCCGATGAGAAAGGATGCCGGGTTGTGAATCATGTACAGTGCATTCCGCGGCATTTCGACGCTGTCGCCAGCACAAGCGATGATAGTGGCCGCACTGGCACACATCCCGTCGATATGCATGGTCTTCTTGCCGCTGTAGCCTTTAAGCATCGTATAAATGGCCTGGGCCGCGAATACGTCGCCACCGGGACTGTTGATACGTACTGTCAGATTCTTGCCGCCACATTCTTTCAAATCGTCGTTGAACTGGCGCGGCGTAACGTCATCGTCGTACCATGACTGCGAAGCGATGGCTCCATACAGCAGCAGTTCTGTATTGTCATCGCCCGCTTCATTGACGAAACGCCAAAATCTTTTACTCTTCATGGGTTGTCTCTCCTTTGTCGGCCAGCACTTCCGGGCTTCCGATAGTCAGGCCGTATTTTTCAATCATCTTCTGTTCGTACGCCAGCTGTTCCAGGTTTTCTTCCAGGTCCGTGCCTGTCAGTTCGGCCGCTTCTCGCTCTCGCGTGCTCAAGCCGTATGTTGTCCGCAAGGCACTGCCATTGACGTCTTTTACCGGGTCAAGTATCGTCATGGTCGGTCCGTACCAATCGGCGTTGCACCAACATTTCCGAATCAATGGATCTGTGAAGAATCCCGGTGCTTTGACGCGGCCGATGGCAATGGCTTCGGCCAGCCACATTTCATAGACAGGCCGGCAGAAATCGCGGGCGAACCAAATGCGCCGGCGCTTATATTCTTCCCACGCCTGTAGCATGGCGGCACGGGAGGCCGAATAGGATGACGTGAAATGCTTCATCAGGACTTCGTAAGGCTGGCCGATGGCGCTGCCGACCATTTCCAACAGCTTCGTCGTGAAGGCGTCAAACGTTGACATGCTGCGCGACGCATCGACGCTTTTGACATCGACACCACGGGGCAGGGCATTGATGGTTCCAGGCCCTAATGCGTATTCGTCCGGGTCGATGACGGGGCCGCCCTGGGGGTCAATGGTCTTGCCGATGAAGTCATTTAATGTGCCTCCAGATGTCTGGGACTCTGTGAAAAACAGCGAGAAAAAGGACTTGACAATGGCAGCTGTCAGCTCGGCCGTCGTATAACGGCTGACTTGTTTCAGCGTCTCAATGACAGGGGATAAATACGGCGCTCCCCGATATTGTTCCGGCCGCTGGTCATTGCTGGTCTGTATGATGTTTGGCATGCCGCAAATGTCACCCCATGCTTTGACGCGGGTCCAGGTGGCAATCGTCCCTATATCTACCGGGTCGCCAGGCACTTTGTTCGATACCCAATAGGCGGCGACGGCTCCATCCGGGTCGATTTCTACGCCGGATATGATTTTGTTCCCCGGTGTGGGCGCCGTCATTTCGACGGCATACGGCCCGGTAATGCCATAGTAGTCCCGACCATAGGGATTACTTACCCGGTTGCCTTCCAGAAGTTGCAGGCGCAAGCTGTACGGCATATCCGCTGTCGGCGGCCGGCGTTTGAACAGGCAAAAGGCATCGCCATCCACGAGATAGCCCGTGTAGTTGATGTCCTGCATGTCGTAAAAATTATTGCGCCTCGTCAGATCGCACTGTGTCGAGCTGGCCCACAGGTCAAATTCCTGAGCTACATGGCGTGACCATTCCCGGGACTCATCAGCCGTCATCCCTAACAGCTTGTACTTGGGGCGCGGAAACAGATGCAACCCCGCCCCGATGGTGTGCAGTGAACTGGTCATGATCGCCGCTGCCCCGATGGGCGTATTGGCGTACTGGTCGGCGCTGCGGTTGCGCAACGTATACAGATTGGCGTTTACGTCTGATTTTGCGGAATATTTTCGCGGATTGTAGGCTTTTAGAATGTTGCTTTCGTGCGAAGCCCCGCCGTTTGAATAACCGCTGTTCTGGATTGTCGGCGTCCGCGCCTTTTGTCGTGACCGTTGATTTCGTTTTGCCATGGTCGGCCCTCCTTAATCGAAAAATATAATGCGCTTCCCGCGCCCTTTCCCTGGTGTTTCGCTGTCGTCCAGCGTTGCCCCGCTGGCAACCAGGTTGTCGATGGCGACGCGGATGCTGGACAAGTCCGCCCTTGTCATGGTCCGGTTCCCGATGGTATACGACTGTCCCATCAAAACGGCCTTCTCGGCTTCTACATACCGGGCCAGTCGTTCATTTTGCAGTTTACTCATGGTGCCTCCTACCAAATGTTCGTCTGTTTGCTGACCCGTCTTTTCCTTGCGGGCTTAGGTGATTCTTTTCTGACAGCCGCTTCCTGCGCCGGCTGTTTCATGATCGTTTGCAGTTCATCCCATTGCGGATTGACCGACAACATGCATCCCAGGTTGTAGACACGAAGATCCAGAGGTTCGTTTCGGACACCTGTTGTCGTCTGCCATACCTCACGGATAACTCCATTTTTCTTGACTTTCGTCTTATGTTCAGATATAAGTCCCTTGAAATAGAGTTCGTCGTATCCCCGGTTATCCAGGCCGTCGCTGTTTTCATTCAACGGGAAATGCATGTATTGAGGCCCTGGGGCTTTGATGGCCAGGCGGTTCATGACCTGCTGCTTGCCGTCGTCGACGCCGAGGATGACCAGCGGTATCGGCGTCCCCGAAGCCTTCCCGATTTTGTAGTTCAGTGGAATGCCCGGCATGTTGCTGTAACCTTTGATAGCGAAACGCTGTTTGGTAAAATTCGCTTCGCAATAGCGATAGACATGACCGGTATAATGGCCGCCAGAGTCGATGAAGGTACGGACGATTTTCAGCCCGGTTCCATTTTTGAAGCGGTACACGTGTTCAAGGATGGTATCCAATTCTTCCCAGGTTGATTTCTGGTCTGGACATCCTAAAATAACTCCCTTGCGGATACCCCACGACTCTTCACCGGCACCCCAGCCGCATACTTCATATTCCAGTCGGTTGTCCTGCGTGTCGACGGCTGCTGTCAATAACAGCACGCCATCTGGCAACTCTGCTCCATACGATTCGCGGCGCCTGACGAAGATTGTTTCATCATCGAATGCCCCTGGCTGTCGATAGCTTTCGCCGAACCGCGTGTTTACAACAACCTGTTCACGTGTCGGGTCCCCTTTAGCTTCCAGCCATTCCCGCATAATTTCATTCCAGCTGGTCCAGGGAGAGGTGAAGGCATTGATGAAAAAGGAACGGATACCATTCGACCTGGCCTTTGGATTCTGTGCTCGATAGCCTTGAACAGCGTTCTTCATTTGCCGTTCCGTGAATTCATAACCACATGCCGGGCATCTCCATTTCACGTGATGTACGATAGCATGACGTTCGCACCGGTCATCTTTGTAGGTCTCTGCATCGGTTTCCATGTCGAGATACCGGAGCAGATGCCATTCCCCGCAATTAGGGCATTGATGCTGCCATTCTTCCTGCGTTCCGGCGATGTATTCCGCATCAATCCGGCTGCTCCCTTCTGTTGTCGGCGTCGAAAACAGCCCCATGACCCGATTCCAGAATGTCGTCATTCGTTTGGCTGCCAGGTCTACCGGGTCGCCTTCGGTGCCAGCCGAATCGGGAAATCGGTCCACCTCGTCGGCCAGCAGAATCCGTATTGGACGGCTGGCCAGTCCGGCCGGGCTGTTAGCTCCACACATGACCAGTCGGCCGCCTGGGAAGAATTTCGACAGAATCGTGTTGTTTCCATCCCTGGTTTTAGCCGTCTTATCCCCGGCCCGCTTCACGTCGTAGAACAACGAACTCAATACGGGCGTGTCACGGATCATGGGAGCGATACGTGATTTGGAATAATCCTGGGCCATGTCTACTGTCGGCTGTATCATCATGATGGAAGCCGGGTCCAGGTGGGCAAAGCGGCCGATGACGTTGTTCATGATGTCTGATTTGCCAATCTGTGCCGCCGACTTGACGACGACGCGATGTACGCCGGGTTCTGTGAAGGCATCCATGATGGCCCGTTGATACTCGGCCCGTTCCGTCCGCCATTTTCCCGGCTCTGACGAAACACCGGCCGACAAATAGCGATACGTATCCGCCCATTCGCTGACAGACGTCTTCGGCAGCGGTTTCAATCCGTGTCGGGAAATATATTGCCACAATTCTTTCGCTGATTTCATGGCTCGTCCTCCTCTTCTACTTCTTCATCGGTGAAGAGATCCGGGCTATATTCACTCAGCTCAGATAGCTTTTCTTCCAATTCTTTCGTCAATCTGGCGTAAATTTCTTCTTTGGTTTTCCCTTCCAGCGGTGGCGCCAGTTTTGTCGGCAGTCCTAACAGCTGCGTCCTCAAGTTAGACAACATTTCCGTCATGACTAATTCGACCGTTTTGGCACTGTATACACGGTGTTCCATTTTAGCCAGGCGCAATTCAGCGATTTCCCGCTTCGTCTTTTCATGCCGGGCCTTTTCGGTCATGTAGTCTATGTCTTCATCGCCGCCGCTTCCTTTGGTGGCGTCTTTGTAATTGAGGATGGATTGTACCAAAAAGACGCCGCCACTCTTGTCTTTTTCATCGCGAATGACGACGCCTTCCTGGATTAACTGAGAGATTCTAGGAGGGGTTAAGCCGATTGCGTCGGCCAGCGAACGCTGAGTAACCGTGATTTCACGGGCTTTCCCGCGTACTTTCATGACGCCCTCCCTCCTCTCTGACTTAACACTTTGGTTTGTTTCTGCGAACGCATGAACTATATAAATAAATCATACCCCGCTTCACATAAAACCATTTGAAAATATAAATTAAGGGCTGAATTTTACTAAAATCTAGTTTTCTTTCGGGCGCCACGGTCGCGCAAGGCTTTTGTTAACCCAGAAGAACCTAGTCAAAAAAAATCCAGAAATAAAAATTTCCGGACTCATCGAATCAAAAATCTTATTTTCCTCAAGTTGACCAGAAACCTTCGCAAAACCTTTCTGTTTTGTATCCAGCGTCTCCGATGCACACAGCATACCGTCAAGGTGCATCCTGTGCATCGACCCATGGCGCATGGCCGCTGTCCGGGTAGTACAACACCCCGTCTATGTGGACGGGGTGTTGCTCCTTGCGTGTCTATCTATTCTTGAGGGGTGAAAACAATCATGTGCTCTACGCCATTCCCATTGCTTCACATATACACTATACCACAGGTCCAACCTGAACTACCATGAACTAGCATGAACTAATTTTATTTTTTTTGAAGATTTTGTCGAATTCTTCCAGCGCCTGGGCACGCAGTCCGTTTTCCTTTCGTCGAAGCCAGCTGTCTGAGCAGATTCCTTCGCAGGCTTTTTCCCAGGTTTCGTGCCACAAATAATGCCGCTTCATTATCGCCTGCATCCGCTCATCGTCCATACCTTCGACGAGCTTCTTGAATTCCCACGGGCGGTTTACGGTCTGAAGGTATTCACGTAACATTTTGTCGCGTTTATCCAGAAATCCGATAATCCGGTCTTCCATTGCATTCCGTCCGTTCCCGCCACTGACTCGTGGCTTTTCATAATCAATAGCATTCAATGCCAACAAGTCGTGTTGGATCTGGCTGATTTCTTTCAGCAGCATGTTGGCTTTTTCTTCCGACTCATAGACCAGTTTGAGGTACTCTGTGCTTGTCACGCTACTCCTCCCTTCAATTTCGGTGCCGGTGTTTCCGCTTCAATGTCCAGCGTCATCTGCGCCCGTTTTCCCTGGATGAATAATTCCGCTTCCTTCATGGCGCTTCGCACGGCATTGTCCAGCTCCATCCAAGCTCTAGCATAAATCTTTTCCGTCTTGAATGTAGCGACTAATCCGTCATCACCGTGCATCGCTCCAGTTAATACGTAATTATCGACGCTGTTGTCCCGATTGTATTTAATTACGATGTCTTCAATCTCCCCGTCGCATACCGCGGCAAAGCAGGTATCCACATTGGCCATGACGTGAAAAATATTTTCCATGGCCTTGTATAATTCTGGCCGGGCCAGTTCTTTGCTTTTCAGCGTATATTCCCGCGGCACTTCTTTTTCGTTTTCGATGTATCCGATTCGGACAACATTACTGCTCACGTGAATCTTGTTGATGATCATAACTTCACCTTTCTTTCGATGAACGTAATGTGTACCTTGAATCCGCAGATAGTCGCAATCTCTTCCAGTGCCCGCTTCAACAGCATCCGGCGAATCCGGTAACGGCGATTCCGCCGCTTCTCCTGTCGCTTCCGTTCAATCCGGCTTATAGCTTCTTCCGCCGTTGGGTCCTGATAATGTTCCTGGTTCATCCGCTTTACCTCCTCATTCTTTTTTGGCACCTAAATCACCATAAAGGTCGCGCAAATAATTCACGCATTTTTCCCGCACGTTAGCTGCGTCTCCCGTGTGATGCCGAATATAGTGACAGCGCTGGCACAGTGTGACAGCCTTCGTAATCTCGTCGGATTTATAGACGCCACATGGCTCATGATGCATCTTTTCTGAATTGTCCACATATTGTCCACAATTCACGCATTTCCATTCGTCCCGCGCGTGTACGGCATCATTCAACTTTCGCAGTGCGGCCCCGTGAAGATGGACGCGCTTCGTCTTTTCGATATACGTCTTTCTCCCTCCTTTTCGTCATTTTCACCGTAATATGCCACCCTGTCATCGAATTGAACGTACTGGTGGCTTCGATAAATTCATATCCCGGATACGTAGCTTCCCATACTTCGCGGCAATCCGTAAGCCCTGCCAACTCTTCCAGCTTGCGATGGCTGAAGGCCCAGTCATTTTTAGTGACTTTCGGGTTCTCTAAATTCCGCGAACAAATATACGAATTTTCGTATCGCTCTTTATTTCTGGATTCCTTGAGGATGTACTGACATAACTTCTGCATGAGTTCTTCATCATCAATGCGAAGACGGCTCGCATTGCTCAGACCTTTACCCCAAATACGTTCTAACTCATCCCGGTCCATATCTCCGCTAATAACCAGGTGAAAGTGATAGTTCTCGCCTTTTCGTTCCAGCGTTCCCATATATTTCACCGCTTCCAGGCCAGCCTTTTTACGTCGACGGTTCAGACGGCGGATGAAATTCTTGAAATCGTTTTTCGCGCTTTTCACGCAATCCGGCCGATTTCCCAATGAGTATGTCAACGTGAGGTAGATGTCATTCCGGGTAAAGTTCGTTCTTACTTTTTGTCTGAATGTCCGAAGGGCTTTGTTTTTGTTCCGGCGTACTTGATCCGGCGATGATAAGTTTATCTTCCTTTCTCGAAGTCTTTTTCCCCGAGCGCTCATGTCCGGCATTTCAAAGAGGTCGGTCTCAAAATATTCCTTTCCACAAAAATATTTTACGTTTCTTACAAAGCCCATTTCTGTCACCTTCTTTTTATTTGGCATTAAACATAACGCCTACTACAAGCCCATAAAGGCATTTCGCCTTTATATACATATATATGGGAAAAGGAAATGCCCTTTCGGACACTTCCCGTTAATATATTTAAAGAATATTCGTCATAATAACAATGAATCCGCCCCAGAACACAATACTTGCTGCTAAGAGGATTCGCCACGTCCAGGCTCTTAGTACGTCATCCTTCATTTTCATCCCTCCATATATCTATTTTTTCTATGATCATGTGAATCAAATTTTCTATATCGTCTGCACTTAGGTGTTTACAGTGCCGCTTGATGGCCCGCCGGATGTCGTCTTCTAACGACGGGCCCGGCGTTTTCCCGATTTGGCCGCCATGCTGAACGGCGACCGATTCCGCCTGCGCAGGTTCTACTATCAGCTGTCCCAATTCCGCTGATTTTACGGCTGCGGGTTTATCTTCTGCTGGCTTTTCTTTCAGTGGCGGCGATTCTGGCTGCCCAGAAGCACTTGCGCAGGCCTTAGCAGCCTGATTCCAATGCCACAGTGCAAAAAATGTGGAAATGCGCGTCAAAGAAATGGAGCCTGTTTTTTCAGCCTCTGTAGGCGTTACTTCTTCTTCAAACTGCTGCTGCGCTTCTATCGGTTCTTTGCACACTTCATATGCCGCGGAAATGCCTAACCTGCCGTCTTTCAGCCATTCATTTAACGACGGCAACAGGTTGTTCGCTATTGCCTGGTATCTGGCCACGTTGGTATGATTATCGTTCATCATGTCAGCAATGGCGTCCCGGCGCCGTCCCGATAATTTTCCCGTCTTCTGATAATACTTGGCCAGCGATTCCAGGCGGCGGTATTGTTCGACCCGCTCCCAGGCATTGAGCTTGCGGGTCGAACTATTTGTCGTAATAAGCAAGAGCTGTGCGTTCATATCATCGGTTTCGATTTCACAGGGTACTTTGTTTTCAATGCCAACAACATGCTCCTTTATTAATTCCTTCATGGCCTTGCACCGGCGATGACCGGAAATAATCTGATATCGTCCATTAGATGTCGGCTGCACGATGAGATTTTGCCGCACCCCACCGGCGGTTACAATGGCTGCTTTCAAGGTTTCAACATTCGATGTGTCGTAGAAGTTGTCCGGATTTTCATCGAGTAAGTCGACATCCAGATATTCTATCTTCCGCTGTTTTTCTTTAGGGACCAGTCCCATATCTGATAAGATACTCATTGTTTCATCTCCTCGAGTATTTCATTGACCAGGCGGCGATACTGCCAGGCCGGCTTTAAATTCATCCCAAGTTCGGCTAAGGGCTTCTGCATAAGCGTACTGTCAATGATCCACCGCGACCGGCTAATCTTCGTTTTGAATACAGGAAAATTCTGCCGCAGTGCCGCTTCCACCTGTCCGCTGTACTTCGTCACTTCATCATGCGTAATCAAGACGCCTAAAAGTTTCAGCTTAGGATTGATAGCCCTGGCATCCTTTAGCTGGCGATCTAATTCGTCCAGCCCCTGCGAAGAAAATGCGTCGAGCCGGACCGGAATGATGAGGTAATCAGCCACGCCCAAGGCGTTGATGGTAAGCATATTCAGTGCCGGCGGGCAATCGATCAGGCACAAGTCCCGGTCCGCATCATCTTTTTGGCTAAATGCTTTCGTGTCTTTTTGGTCATACAACCGGCGTTCGCAATCATACAGATCCATGTTGCCCGGTGCAATATCCAAGAACGGCCAATCCGTCCCGTAAATCTTCCGGTCGCTCAGCCAGCACGGTCCTTCCGGGTTGTACCGCTTGAAATATAAGGATAAGTTTCCCTGGGGGTCACAGTCTATCAGCAAAGTCCGCCGACAACTATGACGCGGCGTCCCTTTCATGCGATGCGTCCTCCGTGTGGCATAGAGATGCCCAATATTGGCTGCCGTCACGGTTTTCCCTACACCGCCTTTCAAGTTGTATATTGCAATCGTTTTCATTTCTTCCACTCCTCAATAAAGCATCCATTCCCGAATATCCGCAGGCTATCGCCCGGTAAAAGCAACTCCATGGCGGTACGTGCTTTTTGCCGGGCTTCTACCCACGGACCCATGTCGTCATATATCCGCTCTACAGGCTCTCCGTCCCGTATATGTAAGATAACGAAATACATGACCTGGCTCATATAAACTCGTGGACTAAGTCGCCTGGCTGTATTTGATAGCCATGTATTGTCCATAACTCATGCCAGCCTTCCTTGCTGCTGCAATACATTCTCCCAGATGACTCCCCTTCTTCACGGCTTCTTTTTTGGGGGGCGTTTCTTTATGAAGGTCCTGGAATTTTTCTGCGGCTTTCAAGGCTGCTGTCTTTTTTCGGTTGTCAGCCCGCTTCTGCCTTTTAGTATCCCCTTCAATGATATTTCTCATGATTCGTTTACAATTCGTGCTGCATGTATATTCCCGGGTCCTTGGCGTGTTAATCTGTTTTCCGCACACGACGCAGAAATCCGGCCTGGGGCTTCCTCCCTGGTTCCATTCCATTTCATAGTCATTTCGTTCTTTCAGAATCCGCCGTCGGCACGAAGGACATAATTCCTGTTTCTTCGCCCTATCAGAAGCAGTAAACGTTTCTCCGCATAAAAGACATTGCTTTTCCATTTTTACTCCCTTCTAAAACCATGTCTTATTAACCAGGTCGTAGTGCCACCACATCCCATTTTGGTAGCGCACGCAGCAGCATCCATCGGCTAGGAAAATATTTTCAGGGTTTCCATTTTCCCATTTCCCAGTCGTCACATGTTTTAGTACGACATCGACAAGAAGGTCTCTTACTCCGTCGGTCAGCATATCCCAGCCGCTTTTTTTTGCTGAGCATGTTCTTTAAAGCTTCCTTGGTGATTTTCTTCATCTTTGTCACTCCTAGCGAATAATGATTTTTTGCCCTGGACGTAGGCTGTCCACTTCATTGATGTCATTGTTGATTTGAATTTCATAAATCGTTTCCCGGATATCCTGTCCCCGGTCGTCAGCGACACTACGGGCAATGTCCCACAATGTTTCGCCTTCTTCTACGATATGAATTTCTGCGTTGTCAGCGGCTACCGTAGGCCCTTGTCCAATACTTCCAATGCCGCTGCCGGCGTAAAATCCAGCGCCCAAGGCTATGACAATAGTCATTCCCCAGCGCAATACAGTTCTTTGTTTCATGTCTTTCCCTCCATTCATCATTTTTCTATTTTCGTGTCCAGCCATTGCTTGATCTGCCAGCCCGGAAAACGCATGTCCGATTCCGGCGTTATCTTTACAAATGGCAATTCGCGGCGAGATGCGAGATTATAGATTGTCCGCACTGATACATGCAGCACTTTGGCCAGCGTCCTGGCGCTGTAAACTCTGTCGGACTCCAATAGTCCTGGCCGATTATCTTTCATATCGCCATCTCCTTTCGTCATGCATATTAAAGGATCCAATCTCCGGCCTGGCGAAAAATGTCATACATCATAGCTGCCGCATTATCGCAAGCGACGTTCACACGCCGTGTGGCCTTAGAATTTAAATCAATGACCTCCACGGTATCATTGTCAATTAAATGCAATTCAAAGTGTTTGCCCGCAGCCGCTAAGGCTCTTTCGAAGTCCACAAGCACTCTTGTCTTTTGCAATCTTTCTCTGAATTCCCTGTCCATCAGCATGCAAGGGTCGATGTGGCCATACCGTTCCAAGGCATCCATCCATACTTTTTGGGCCTCTCTTGCATTGCCCGTAAAGACCGTAATAACATCAAAGCAGGCGTTAAAATATCCTTCTTCTATACGGGTTCGGGTCCGGTATTCGTCATCGGCCGGCCTGTTTTCTTTCATGTCACAATACATGCCAATTTTTTCTTCTATGTAGCCACGATACCCGCGACACATAATCGGCAGCATCTTTTCCAATAAACGCTTTTCATCAGTCGTCATATTTATCTCCTTTCTATACCTCGTTTATCCCCATTTCTTCATGCTATAATGAAAGCGAAGGAGATGATGAAAATCATGAAACGTGATTTAGATCTGCTTCGGAAGATGTTGCTTCGTATCGAAGAGTTAGATCCAACTAAAAGCAAAATCACTATTAACAGTTTTTCCGATTTATGTGACTATCCACCACTTATTTCACTTCACATTGAACTATTAATTGGCGATGGCTTTATTGAAACATCAGAACCTATTTATTGTGCCCCTATCAGTGATTATTGGATTTACAGACTCACATCATCTGGATACGATTATTTAGATGCCATTCGAAATCCATCCATTTGGCAAAGTACATTGAATAAAATCGAATCGGTTGGTGGTAGTGTTACCCTGGACATTGTTAAATCTATTGCTGTATCTATCATCAAAAGCCATCTAGGTATTTAATTTCTTGCTGAATAACACCATCTATTTCATCAAAAACTTTTTCGTATCTAGTTACTGTTTCTTGTGGTTCTCCTAAAAGAAACGGGTGTAACTTTTCCAGCATTTCAAATTTTTTATTTAACAGAAGCTGTAATCTTTTTTCTGCTGCATATCTTTTAGTTTGATTTTGAGCCATTTCCTTACGCGGTTCTTTTCCCTTATCTGGCTTCAT